ATGGGCATAGAAAAATGGTACAAATTTTTGGAATGGGCTGGAGTTATTTTGCTCAGTATGTGTATGATTGCAGGGTTTATTTCAATTTTACTTTTAATTGTAAGTCTTTTTGTTCTTACAATTGGATTATTCTTCTAGAACGGAGGACGATATGACACGAGATGAATTTGAATCTTTAACTGTAGGAGTTATTAAGGTGGTACAAGATGAACTTATGGCAGAGTATGATCGATTAACTACTGCTAATAGACTACTCCTAAAGACAGGAGATAAAATGGCGGCAGAATTAGACCGGCTAGAAATCAAGACCACACGCCTGACTGCGCTGAATGCGCAACTGTTGGAGGCGTTGATTGATTTTATGCGGATGGTTGAAGAACATTCAACACCAATTATCTTAGCCCATGCAACTATTTGGGGCAAGGCACATGCCGCCATCCGAGCGGCGGAGGGAAAAATAATAAATGGCAATTAAATCTGGCGGTAAATACCTGTGCTCTTACTGCTATAAGCCTTATACAGATCCAACTAAAGCAGATTCATGTAGAGACAATCATGATCTAATTTATGTACAGATCTCTAGAGAAGATCTAGCTAGGCTAATGCAGTTTATATTAACTAAAGACGAAGAGGTTTTAACAGAGAGTCTTGTTAGAAGCTTGAAGAAAATTCCTCTCAGGAAAAAGGAAGAATGAACACACCTATACTTACAGCTACATTAGGAACCAATTCTGATTTATTGCCGAAAGTATTTGAATTATATGTTCCTGATGGTTCTATAATTGCTGATATCACTTATGGACGAGGCGTATTTTGGAAGAATATTGATAAAAATAAATATACTCTCCTCGAAAGCGATATAGCCATCAATGGAGTAGATTTTAGACGCTTGCCTTATGATTCTGACTCATTTGATGTTGTGATATTTGATCCTCCTTATATGCATGGTGGAAAAACAGTTGTAAAGAAAACACTAAACGATCCTTATCGCAATCATGAAGCTCCTGTTGATAGCCATGAAGGAGTTATCAGGCAGTATGCTTCAGGAATATTAGAAATATCTAGAGTTCTAAAAAAGAAGGGAATTGCAATTATCAAGTGCCAGGATGAGATTGAGAGTGGAGTACAGCATTTGAGCCATGTAGAGATAATTCAACTATTGGACTTGTTAGGCTTTCAAGTTCTGGATATATTCATTCTGGTTCAGAATAATATACCAACAATGCGGGAAGATTACCAGAAGTCGGCAAGAAAAAACCATAGCTACCTCATCATTGCTAAATTTAGGCGATAAGGAAAAATAAGAATGATAGTAAAAATTAGAACTTGTTTTCATTGTGACAAAGAAATCTATCCAGAAGATCTTAAGTTCCAGCTAGGGATAGATTTTCCATACGTAAATTTATGGTTTCATAGAGAATGCTATAAAGCTATTTCAGGAAATGTAGTAGATTACTTGCTAGAAAATTCAGACAAGCTTATCAAAGAAGCTGAAAAATTTACTAGAATGTAATTGAAATGATAAAATATGGTATAATTATTAGTAGAAAATAGTAATTAATGGAGGTAAAATGATGACGAATGTTGTAAAAATTTCAGTAACTCCTAATGAAAAATCGGTCGTAGATTTCTTAGTAGACTCTCTTTCATCCCTACCGAACACTTTAATTGTTGAAACAGATTCATGTCCGGTGTGTGGAGAAGAAATTTACAGGGAAGGACATTGTAGTATCTGCTTAGGTTGTGGATACTCCAAGTGCAATTTATAATATGCCTAGACAGAAAACAGGGTTCAATGCCAAGAGTTTAAGAAACTTGCCTCAGTATAAAGATCTGGATGATGAAGAATTCAACGAACTAATGTTGATAAAAGAAATAGATGCATCTCCAACTGAGGAATTTGAAACTAGAATTAAAAAGAAAATAGAAGAGTTTGAAGTAGATTATGATTTTTCAGATATGAAAATTAATGATATGCTTTTGGTAAGGGCTTTAGCCCAAGCAATCATTAGTTTGGAAGACCTAGAACAAATTTATTATAAGTCACGATTAGTAGGTATAACTCTAGATAACATTACGCTCCTCGAAAAACTATCTAAACAGATGGCTGATCTCAGATCAGATATATCTAAAATGCAAGATGATCTAAAAATTACGAGGAGGATCAGGAAGTCAGATAAGGAGGAGTCTGTAGTGAATTATCTAGAGTCCTTAACTCAAAAAGCCCATGAATTTTATGAGCAGAAAATGAGTTATATTCTATGCGACAAATGTAATATGCTTCTAGGAACGATATGGACTTTATATCCACAGTCAGAGAACGTTATCGTTTTAACTTGTAAAAGAAAATTAGACAGTGGAGAAGTCTGTAATAATAAAGTAAAAGTTACAACCGCAGAATTATTAAGAAAGAAAGGATCTAACAAGCCCGATATTTTACCTGAAAGCTTGTTATAAATTATAAAAGGAAAGGAGAAATAAAAATGGAATCACCCGCTCATAGTCCAGTTGTAAAAAAAATTACCACTAGTGGTATTAATAAAAAAGTAGAAATGAATTTCCCTGATGCAATAAGAGAGGTTATTGCTGGCAATAAAGTTGCTCGTCTTGAATGGGAAGACAAAGATCCAAATTCTTATATGTATTTAGATGGGCATTTAATGATTAGCTTAGAGAGTGGAAAGCATACACTTCTTGTCAGAGATGTGGATATGCTTGGAGAGGATTGGGTTGTTGTATGACAATAATAAAAGAGGGTGGAAGAAAAAGATCTGATAAAGATTTCTATCCGACTCCAATAGAATTTGCTAGAGCAGTAGTTAATACTGTTATTCCAAAAGAATGTAGTCCAGCATTTATTTGTGACCCTGGTGCTGGTACTGGAGTTTGGGGAAAAGCTTTAAAAGAAGTAGATAAATTTAAACCTTCTTATCTAGTTGGAGTAGATAAATTTTTTGAAAAACCTTCCGAAGATTATGATGAATGGGATATAGATGATTATCTAAACTATACATTCATGTTTGGAACTTACGATCTAATCATAGGAAATCCTCCTTACAGTTTAGCTGAGGAATTTATCAGACAAAGTTTAGAAATACTTAATGGTGAAGGATATTTGATTTTCCTTTTACGTCTTTCTATGTTAGAAAGTGCTACTAGAGGAAAAGGATTATGGAAAGAAACTCCACTAAAAGAAGTTAATGTTTGTATCCAAAGAATAAGTTTTACTGGGGACGGTCATACAGATGATACTGCTTATGGAGTTTTTGTTTGGAAAAAAGATTTTGTAGGTAGTCCTATTTTGAAATGGTTGGATTGGAGATGATAACTTTTTTAGAACTTGGTAATTATGGTAGGCTAGGAAATCAATTATTCCAAATAGCCAGTACAATTGGCATAGCTACAAAGAATGATCATAGTTATTCTTTTTCTAAATGGGAATATTCAAAATATTTTTTAAATGAATTGCCCCAAGTGATTATGCATTCTGGATTTCCTTATGGAATAGAAGAAATAAAAGAAACAAGTCCGTATTATAAAGATATAAAATTAGGTGAAAATTATCTATGGTATGATCTAAAAGGGTATTTCCAAAGCTGGAAATACTTTGATCATTGTAAAGAATTAATTAAATATTATTTTACTCCTAATTTTTCTACTCCTCCGACTAAAGGAACAGCAGGTATCCACGTTAGAAGAGGAGATTATCTATATCTTCAACATACTCATCCAGTCTTAACAATGGATTATTATAATAGAGCAATAGATTATTTTGATCCAGAAAGATATTCTTTTCTAGTTTTCTCTGATGATGTCACTTGGTGTAAAGAAAACTTTATAGGAAATAAATTTTCTTTTTCTGAAGAAAAAGATGAAGTAAAAGATTTATTTCTTTTGTCTAGTTGTGAACATCAGATAATAGCTAATTCTAGTTTTAGTTGGTGGGGTGCTTGGCTTAATGAATCACCAAACAAAGTAGTTATAGCACCTAAAAATTATGTGATTGGAGAAGATCATTCAGATCGTATTCCTCCAGAATGGATAACAATATGAACGATTGGATAAAGTTTGATGAACAAACTCCACCAATGACTGACGATCCTACTAATCCTGGAGCTAAATGGTACGAAGTTAAATTAAAAGATGGTAGAATAATTCATGAAAGTTGGTGGCTTAATCATTGGTATTGCTCATTTAATAATGGTAATGTAGAATATTGGAGGCCAATTGAAGATAAACCCTAGGGGCTATTGGGAAAATGATACAGAAGAAGGTCATGGAGTTGATAGAAAATTATCAGATGGACTCTGTGATTTCTTTGAAAAGGAATATAAAGATTTCATGCTGGATTATGACAATTCACAAATCTGTATTCTAGATGTAGGATGTGGAACTGGATTTTATACCAGAAAACTAAACACAGATTTTTCTGTATGTGATGGATACGATGGCAATCCCTATACAGAAAAAATTACTAATGGTAGATGTAAAGTAACAGATTTCTCTAAGAGAATAGATCTTGCATCTATTCCTATATATGATTGGGTTCTCTGTTTAGAAGTAGGTGAGCATATTCCTCAAAGATATGAAAGAATTTTCCTAGATAATATTTGTCAAAGAGCAGAACATGGAATTATTCTTAGCTGGTCTATCCCTGAATTTGGGGGAGATGGACATGTTAATCCTCTAGAAAATGGAATGGTTATAAAAAAATTGAAAAGATATAAGTTTGATTTTGTACCAGAAGAAACAAATATTCTTAGGGCAAGTGCATCTCCGTACCCTCAAACTGGATGGTGGTTTTCTAAAACACTTATGGTATTTAGAAAAATGCACTATTGGAGAGAAGAATAAATATGGGAATAATTGTTTACACTGGCGGTACTTTCGATGTCCCTCATGTTGGTCACGTTAATTTTCTAAGACAATGTAAAGAATATTTTCCAGATAGTTATTTAATCTTAGGACTAAATACAGATGAATTTATAGAGGAGTTTAAAGGAAAGAAGCCAATTTTTTCTTATGAAGAAAGAAAAAAATTGTTAGAAACTATAAATTATGTGGATGAAATTATTCCTAATACTGGAGGGAAAGACTCCAAACCAGCAATCTCTATTGCTAAACCAGATGTAATTATTATTGGTAGTGATTGGTTAAAGAAAGATTATCTAAAGCAAATGGATTTTACAGAGGAATGGTTAAGAGATCAACATATTGCTTTAATTTATATTCCTTATACAGATATTATTTCTACTACGGAAATAAAGAAAAGGATAAGAGATGCTGAGTGATACAGTTGTAGTTACTTTTTCTGGAACTCCCATACATAAAGAATATCAAAAAGAATTTGATAGTTTGTATAGAAAATATTTTCATAACCATATTAAATGGACTGGAGATTTATTAAAAGAAACGGAGTTTTATAAAAATAATTTAGATATATTTAAATATAAAAAATACTTTGGATATTTTTTATGGAAACCATATATAATTCTATCCACTATGATAAACTACGAAGGAGAGAATAAAAATATTTTATATTGTGACAGTAATCTAAGATTTAGATCTATAGGATCTTTTGAGTATTCTTTCAATCAATGGCTTGAGAAAGAAAAAATTTTTTTAGTAAAACACGACCATCATTATAATTATGAGTGGACTAAAAGAGATACATTTATTTTAATGGATGCCGATGAAGAGAAGTATTGGAACGCTCAACAGCGTTGGTCTATTCTACTTGGTACTACGATCTCTGAATTTCCATATAGATTTTTTTATAGATATTTAAATTTTTGTAAAGATATTAATATTGTTACAGAAGAACCAAATGTTTGTGGACTTCCTAATCTTGAAGGATTCAGAGAACATAGATGGGAGCAGAGCGTGTTATCTATTTTAGCTGAAAAATATAATATAGATGGCCCTACTGATATAGAAATGTTAAAATATTACGATAAAATTTATAGTCCCGAACTATTGGAAATGAAATCTAAAACAAATCCTTTGGATAAAACCGATGTTTAATTATTACATAAATGATCTACAATTAATTTGTAAAGAAATTGATTCAGATTTAATAGAAAAAGTAGTAGATAAATTAAAGAAAAATGTAACTATATTTACCGCCGGAAATGGTGGAAGTTTTTCAAATGCTTCTCATTTTACGCAAGATCTAGTTCTAACCTGTGGATTAAAGTCTTATTGTTTATTAGATAATACTTCTATACTAACTGCTTTATCAAACGATTATGATTATGAAGACTCTGTTTCAATATTATTTGAAAAATTATCTAAACCACAGGATGTTTTATTCCTAATTAGTTATTCTGGAGAGAGTGAAAATCTTATTTCAACCGCTATTTGGGCTAATCTTCATGATCGTTTTGTTATTTCTATAACTGGAAATCCAGACAATCCTGTACAAAGATGCTCTAATATAGCCATAAACATTCCTACTAAAGATATTAGAATGTGTGAAAATATACATTCAATTCTTTTACATTACATTATCGAAAGGCTATTAGAAAAATGAGTCCCTGGAAATTTTTTGATTTTATTTATTGTATAAATTTAGATTCTAGAAAAGATAGATGGAAAGAATCCATAGAAGAATTTTCTAAAGTGGGGGTATTAGATAAAGTAGTTAGAATTCCAGGAGTTAACCATACTAAGCGTTTTTACGGATGTCATCTAGCTCACGCTAATTGTATTAAAGACGCTATTCAAAACAAAGCTAATAATATATTAATCTTTGAAGATGATATTGAATTCTTTCCAAATGCATGTGAGAATTTAATTCAAGCAGTTATAGAACTTCCTGAAGATTGGGATATGTTTTATCTAGGAGCAAACTTAGATTCTTATCCGGCTTATCAAATTTCTGATCATATAATTAAATTAACTGGGGCATTTTCTACCCATGCTTATGCTATAAAAGCTACTTTGTTTGATAAGCTATTAGAAATAAATCTAGATCCGACTATAGGAAACAATGATGTATGTTATGCACATCTTGTACATCCAGAATATAATTGTTATTTAGCTTACCCGTTAATTTGTGGGCAAAGGAAAAGTTATTCTGATATTCAAAAAGCAGTTATAGAATCTAATCCCATGTTTGTAGAGAGGGTTCAAAGAAATACAAAATGGGTGTCGAAGCTGTAGACTTTTTAACTTTTATAACTCCGACTCTCGGAAGAAAAACTTTAGAAAGAACTTTCAAATCACTTGAAGCACAGCATGATTGGAATTGGAAGTGGATAGTTGTGTGGGATGGCTTAGAACCAAATCAAATTTTCAATACAGATAGACAAATAAATATTGTAACCCCTAAGTTAGCCCATGCTGGATTAGTTAGAAATGTTGGAATAGAAAATGTAGAAACTAAATGGATGGCTTTTCTAGATGACGATGATTGGGTAGAACCAGATTATACAAACAGATTAAAATTTCATGTTTCAAAAGATCCGACTTTAGATATTGTCATATTTAGTTATAAAGACATTACCAATAATAATATTCAACCACCTCCAGGATTAAAAGACATAAGAGAATGTAATGTAGGAATTTCGTTTGCCTGTAGAACAGAATTTATTTTGAATAATAATATTAGATTTACTCCCTATGCTATAGAAGATTTTAGATTTTTGGATGACTGTAAAAGGGCTGGAGCTAAATATATACTCACCCATGAAATTAAATATTTGGTTGGAGGGATAGGAGGCTGGCTTGTACAAAGGAAAGGAAATTAATTTATGTATTCCTACTTTAAATAGATATGATCTATTAACGAAATGTGTGTTAAGTGCTGTTAATGGAACAGTAAAACCAACACAGATTTTGATTATAGATAATGGATGTAAGTTAGAAAGACCTAATATAGAAAATTTACACGTTTATAATTTTGGAAAGAACATTGGCGTTGCCGCTAGTTGGAATTTTTTTATAAAGAATACAGCAGAGTATAGAATTATTTGTAATGACGATGTAGACTTTTTTGAAGATACTATTGAAATTTTATTAAATGCTTCAGATGAAAATTGTGTAGCTTACCCTGGAGCAGTTCCATCAGATAACGCTTTCTCTTGTTTTGTTATTCCAGATAAGATAGTAAATATAGTTGGATATTTTGATGAAAAAATATCTCCAAACTATGCATACTTTGAGGATAATGATTATTTTAGAAGAATGAACTTGGCTGGTTATTCAACTAGAAGAGTTTTTGAATCTAGATTAAACCACATAAAGAGTTCTACTTTACATGGCTTTACTATTCAAGAACAAAATCAACATCACTTCTTATTTAGGAAAGCTAGAGAAAATTATATTAGAAAATGGGGAGGTATACCAGGAGAGGAGAGATTAATCATTCCTAAAACTTTATAGAATATGTTAAAAGAAAAAATTACTCAACAAGATTTAGAATTATTTGAACTTATAAAAAATCCAGTTTTATGTAATGAGTTTATTTATAATTTAGATAGGATGAGTTGGGAGGAAGAGTTTGAATTCACAGAGTACCAAAAAGAAATGCTGTGCGATTTCAATCAGTTCTCAGAATTCTGCACAGCTAGAGCTACAGGAAAAACAGTATCTCTTACTTCTTTAATCACATGGATGTTAGTATTTAAAGTATATCCAAAAGATTATATTGTTTACACAGTTCCTAATAAAGCACATCTTCAACCTGTTTGGCAAAATTTAAATAGACACTTCAGATCTAATTCTTTATTACGATCTTTAATTCCCTCCTCTGGAGGATTTAATAGTTCATCTTTTGAATTGGCTTTACTTAATCTTTCCAACTTAATTTGTAGAATTGCAGGTCAAACTGGAACAGGAGCAAATGTAATTGGTTTACATTCTCCATGTATATTTCTAGACGAGGGAGGGTATTATCCTTGGGGGACTTGGACAGAACTTCAACCAGTTCTAAATACATTTACTAAAGGATATAGAATGGTAGTCGCTGGAGTTCCTACAGGACTTAGAGAAAATAATGTTCTTTATACTGTAGATCAAGAGGACAGTTCTTATACAAAGCATAGAGTTTCCGCTTACGATAATCCTAGATTTTCAGAGAAAGATGAGGTTCATGCAATAGAGCAGTACGGAGGAAAAGATCACGACGACTTTATTCATTTAGTGCTAGGGGAGCATGGCTCTCCAATTTTTTCCATCTTCGATAGAAACTTAATGCATATATCTAATTACCCAGTTTATAAATTAGTATTAGATGGTATCAAACTAAAAGAAAATTTTCAAGATTACTTCCTACACTTATCAACTTTCCCAGTTACTAAATCAAAGTATATTTTATTTGGAATAGACTTAGGCTATACAGAACCGACTGCTATAGTCATTCTGTATGAAGATGGCGGAGTATTAAAGTTTCATGGAAGAATTCAATTGAATAAAGTATCTTATCCAGTTCAAGAAAAGATAATAGATTATTTAGATTCTAAATTCAAACCATCCATCATAGGAATTGATGAGGGTTCTTCTGGTAAAGCAGTAATTCAAAAACTTAAAGAGGGAGAAGAATATTTACATAAGAAGTTTGATAAAAGAATTATGCCAATTAACTTTTCTTCTTCACTTTCTTTAGGAACAGATTCAGAAGGAAATGAAATTAAATCTAAAACAAAACCGTTTTCAGTTTCAGTTTTACAAGAGTATTCAAACAATCATAAGATTGTTTATACATCTACAGATTTGGAATTAGTTTCAGAACTAGAAAGGATGACCTACTCTAAAAATCCTAATGGGGAAATTCAGTATAAGACGCTGACAATGAGAGGCGGAAAGAGAGGAGAGGATCACTTTACCCAAGCTTTGCTATGTGCATCCTTGGCTTATTATTTAGAAAACGAAACACTTCTCCCCGCTAGGAAAGTGGTTAGATTATTTCAAGCAAAATGGGCTTATTAATTATGACAGATGAACCTAATATAAAATTAGTTGGTGCTACAGCGGCTTTCATGTATCCTTATGGACAGAACGTTTCTAATAGCAATCCTTGGTCGCCTTCAGATGTTGATCGATTAGAGATTACTAACTTCGACGCATATAGCAAACTGATTACCGCTTGTAGATTTTTTTACAGACATGATAGCATAGTCTCTACTGTTATAAATAAAATGGTAGAGATTGGAGTTACAAAATTAATTCCAGAAGGATCTAAATTAACTGCTAATGAACAAAAATTAGTAGAAAGTTTAATTCCAGATCTAGAAGAATTTGCAGAAGAAATTGCATTAGAATATTTAATAACAGGGCTGGTAGTTCCAGAAGTAAAGTTTGCAGGATCTACAAGAGAACAATTAAAAGAATTAGGAATTAAAAAGTTTGAAACTTTAATTCTTCCTGCCTCTATGTGGGTACGAGATCCAGCAACTATTAGAATAAATTCTCCTTTAGTTATGTCGGATACGCCTTCTTACTTTGTAAAAATTCCAGATGAACTATTTCATTTTATTAGAAACAATGGAACTTATTCGGATGGAACTAAAGATCCAGAACTATTAGCTAAATTAAAAGCATACTATCCTGAGTTTGTTAGATTAGTAGAGAGCGGTCAAAGAGAAATTCCTTTAGAAAATGATAGAATTATTAGAAGAAAGCCGATGACAAACTCTCCATATCCTGTACCATTCCTGTCCCCCGCTTTAGAATCTTTGAAGCATAAAAGAAATCTAAAGAGAATGGACTATTCTATAGCGTCTAGAGTAATTAGTGCTATTCAATTATTCCGTTTAGGAGACAAAGATTTCCCAGTAACAGAAGATCAGCAAGATCAATTTGATTCTATCAAAGATCAAATCTATTGGAGAAACACCGGTAACAGAGACATAGAAAGAATCTTTCAGTTGTTCGCTAATCATACCTTACAAATTGATTGGATTTATCCTCCAGTAGACGCATTACTTGATGAAGCTAAATACAGGGAAGTAAACGAAGATATTATTCTTAGTTTAGGTTTCCCTAGAATTTTAATTACTGGCGAGACTCAGAGAACTGGTACGTCCAATCCAGAATTTGCTATGATGAGTCCAGCTAAATCTATGGAAAAGCTTCAGAATAAAATATTGAAAGTATTGAATAGTATAATTAAAGAACTATTCGATGCTAATAAATTTAAAGGAAGTACAATTTTAAGATTTGAACCTATTAACTTAGTTGGTTTTATGGACTTGGCTACTGCTCTTGGAAAACTTTACGATACTGGAAACTTGTCTAGAACTTCTTATGCTAAAGCTTTTGGTTATGACTTCGATGAAGAACTTGATCAAAGAGAGAAAGAAAGAAAGTTGATGGAAGAAATGGGAATACCTGAGTTTGAAAATCAACCGTTTAGTCCTACTTCTCAAGTTCCTGGAAGTCCAAATCAACAGCAGAAACCAGAACAAAAAGAAAAACCTAAAGAAAAATCAAAAGAAGCTGAATAAATTTAGTATATAATGTAATTAGATTGCAGAAATATGGTATACTATTTATGAGAATAGATCTTATTTTGCAACTTTATTTGCATTATAGGAGAATAAATTATGGAAAAAGTTATTACTAAAGAGTTTGAATTGCAGTTGGTAGGTGAAGAAGAGGACGAAGCATTTGCGGCAGTAGCCAAAAATAAAACGTTCAACTATCTTAAATTCATTCTAACGGATGATTTACCAAATGCAAATAAACAAAAAATCCCACAAGACGAATTTGAGAATCTTATTCAGAGTGGATTTTTTACTCCCCTAAAGATGGCTTTCAAGCAAGTCAAAGACGGGCATGATGAGTCTTTTCCTTTAGGAGTAATTACACATCTGAAACAAGATTCGAATCAGATTAGAGGTATTGCTGCTCTCTGGTCTAGGGAACGTCCAGAGGATGTCCAATTAGTAAAAGAGTCTTATGCAAAGAAAATTCCTTTGAATGTTAGTTGGGAAATCATGTACTCCGATTCAGAAGTAGATGAAGAAGGAATTGAAATTCTAAAAGGCACATCCCTTAGAGCTGCAACCATCGTAGGACTACCTGCATACGAAGGAAGAACTCCTATCTATGCAGTAGCTTCCAAAGAAACGGAGGATTTACACAAAATGGAAGTAGAACAATTACAGGCTGAACTTACTGAAATTAAAACTAAGTATGATGAAGCCCAAACTAAAATTAAAAACTTAGAGGAACAGCAAGCTGAATTGCTGGTTCTTAGAGAATTTAAAGCGGCTGTTGATGCTAAAGAACAGAAAGAACAGAAATTAGCTGCTATTAAAACTAAGTTCGTTGATGCCGGTATTACTAAAGAAGACGAGTATTTTGCTACTAATCAGGATTTACTTTTGAATCTTAGTGATGAAGCATTGGACTTTATGATTCAGGAGCTAGTATCTTTTGCTGAGAAACTTCCTGCTAATTCGTCTAAGAAAACAGAAATTCCTGAGATAAAAGCTGAACCTCAGCCCGGCGATAACATACCGGAACTTGTCAACGAATTGAAGAAAAGACTTCAAAAATAACGGGAGAATTTAGAAATGGAAATTAATAAGTATACTGATATTACTGGAGTATTGACTACAGAAGACATTCCCGAAGGGAGAATGGTGCTTTTAGTTAATCACTCTCAGACTCATGATTATGGTAGTAGAGAGGAATTACCTGGGGTGAAATTACCGGACAATGCGACCGAGGCGGCTAAAGCCCGTTATTGTGTTACGTTTGCGGTTGATAATACTGCCCCTCCGATCTATGTACCTTACCCAACCATACCGAATACTTCTTTACGATACGGATTTGATGGTGCAGAAAATGTGCCGTTTGCGGCCACTGTTCATTTGACTCCAATGTCGATGAAAGAAGGTTTGACTATTCCTTCAGGTTCTTTAGCTTTGGCTTTTGGGCCTGGGGTATTTACTGTCCTTTCCGGCCAGTGGGTATATAACGCTTCTGTTGTAGCTGGAGCTTTCCTCGCTGTAACAGATCCTGCTACCAATCCAACGGAAGATGCAGGGAAATTGAAATACTCTGCTACTGCTAGTTTTGCGGAAGTTCTAGAAGTAGATAGTGATCTCAACTTAACCTTCCGTATTTTGTACTAAACCAATAGGAGGATATTAGCGAAATGGATGAAAAACAGCTAAAGGAAGCTATTGCGTCACTGGCAAAGAAAGGTGATCGGGACGCTTTAGCACAATTATTTGTGGAGTATATTGATCCACAACACATCACTACAGATTTTGTAGGGATGATTTTAAATGCTCGCTCTTTGAAGGAAGGCGATACACTTGTGAAGAAACTTCGCAAGGGTATTGATGTCAGAACTTTAGTTCCTGGCTCGATTCATTTGAAGAGTGAAATCACCGTGACTGAGAGAGCTAACTATATTCTTGACGGTCTTGATGTTGGTGTGACATTTAACGAATGGGAAATGGAATCCGGTGAACTGGGTACTGTCGAATCCATTCGTGCTGAAATGTTAGCCAAGCTTCGAGATGTTTTCCAGAATAAAGTCTTTACTGCTCTTTCTACAATCTGGACAGCCGTAAATACTCCCAACAACTATGTTTCTGCTGGTGGGGCTATTACTGATACTGTTCTGAAAGCTGCTATTGATTATATCAATCAAACTACTACAGGTGTCAAAGCGGTTGTGGGTGCTAGGGTTGCTCTTACCCCCATAACTGAATTTGGTGCATTCTGGAAGAGTGACTTTTCTGCTGTGACTCCTACTACAGTTGCTGTAGACTCACAGCTAGAACAGGTTATGAAGACTGGCTGGTTGGGTACTTATTATGGTGCTCCTATCGTGGCCATTAATCAGATTTATGATAATCCAGAAGATCATACTGCTTTGATCCCTACCGATAAAATTCTTGTTATTGGTGAGAATGTTGGTGAGTTTATTACCTACGGCCCTCCGAGATACAAAGAATATACCGATCCAAAGCCTACTCCTCCTCAGTGGTTCTTAGAATTTTACCAGAGATTCGGACTAATGATTTGGAAAGCTGACGGTATCTATGTAATCGGGAACATAAGCTAACTTGTTTTCTACCGAGATGGGTGGGTAGGTAAGGTTTCTGATTCCGTATATCAGACCACCCAATATAATTTTATAAGATTGTTAAAAGGAGGAAAGGAATTTAGTATGGAAACTTCAGTTTTTTCTGCTATGCAGACAGACAAGCCGTATAAAACTTATAAGAAAACTATTTTAGGTAAGGTTTATGTAACAGTTTTAAATCCATTCTCTGAAAAACCAGAGGGTTTAATTTTACAGGGAAATCAAAAGAAAAACGAAGAAGGATCTTTAGTTGATGTCTGGAATCAAAAAGAAGATGTTTTCTTTAAAAGAATGAATAAGAAACATCTTGAATCTGGAGTTGTTGTTGAGTATACCAGACCGGGCAATGTTCCAATCTCAGAAGAAGAAAAGTATAACACTTTATCTGATGAAGAAATGGATAAACTTCTGGATGGAAAATTCTTAGCAATTTCAGCAGCTTATAATAAAATGACTTCTGAAGCGGCTGTGTATAGACTTTTAGAATTAGCTAGAGAGAAAGATCTTTCAGAGAAAATAATTTCACACATTGAATCAAGATTAGCTGAAATACAGGGCGTAGAATAACTTGAGTACAACTACAACAGATTATTTAATTCAAGATTTAAGGTTACATCTTGGAGATATTAACCCATCTTCCTATCGGTATACTGATGAATGGTTGAATATAGCTTTGCTGGCTTCCATTAAATCTTTGGGTAAATGGTGGAATTTTAAGTATTTGGTAGATACATCTAACGAGGTTTATCGAAATCCAAATACTATTTTTCTATTTCCAGAACCCCCAGTAATAGAAGTCTATGATGAGAGAATTATAATCTTAATGGCATCCTTAATAATTAAAGAGGGAACTTTAGAAAATAACGCTTGGAGTACAATTAGTTGGAGAGACAATGAAATTTCATTCTCTAATTTGGAAGGAAGTAGATCCAGACAAGCATCTATCTCTAAGGATTGGGATGAGTTAACTTCCTTACTTACTCCTCCCACAAAGCGGTTATCAAGACCGATCAAAGGCAGCTTGCCTGGATACAAAGGCAATATTTATGAGAGTGAAGGAGAATATTAAATTTTAATTAAAGGAGAGGCAAATGAAAAGATTATTATGGCTGTCAGATGGAGTGATTCCGACAGGATTTTCTAGAGTCGCACACTCCATTATTGGGCATTTACCAGAAGAGGAATATGAAATTCATCACTTAGCTGTGAATTATTATGGAGATCCTCATCAGTATAAACACAAAATTTATCCCGCAGTATCTAAAGGAAATATTTATGGATTGAATAGAATCCACGAGTTTAAAAATAAAAGTCTTACCGGGATTTTTATTTTAAACGATCTTTGGGTGGTAGATTTATATCTAAAGAAAATAAAAGAAGAATTCAAAAATAATATTCCCCCGATAATTGTATACTTTCCAGTAGATGCTGAAAACTTTGATGAAGAATGGTTTAGTAATTTTGATATAGTTACACAAGCAGTTGTGTATACAAAGTTTGGATACAACGTAGCTAAAGCTGCTTATCCAAACCACGAATTTAAAATCATTCCTCATGGTGTATCTACGGATATTTTTTACAAGTTAGGGGATGATAAAAGAAAAATAAAAGAATCGCTATATCCAAAACGTGCAGAATTTTTAGACGATTCTTTTATTGTGCTTAATGCAAATAGAAACCAGCCTAGAAAAAGAATTGATGTAGCCGTAGAAGGATTTGGATTATTCTCTAAAAATAAACCAGAGAATGTAAAATACTATCACCACGCAGGTCTTCAAGATGCTGGATGGAACATATTAAAATTAGCGAAGACTTTCAACATAGATAAAAGAATTATCCTAACTAATATGGAAGCCAATGTTCAAAGGGTTTCAGACACAAAATTAAATCTAATTTACAATGCAACCGACGTAGGATTGAATACAAGCTTGGGAGAAGGTTGGGGATTGCCAAATGTTGAACACGCTGCTACAGGATCGGTTCAAGTCGTTTCTGCTAATAGTGCCAGTCAAGAATTGTTTGAAGATTGTGGATTGTTAATTCCTGTTTCACAACATTTATATTTTGAAAGAATATTGACTAAAGGACTTTTAGTTAGACCAGAAGATGTTGCAGATAGATTACAGTTTCTTTATGATAACAGAGATGCAATGAAAGCATTGTCAGATCTTTGTTATGCAAAGTTTACCAGTGAGAAATATAGTTGGGAAGCTATAACTAAGAAATGGGATGAACTATTTTCTGAAATTTTTATAGAGAAAAAACCAGTTGAGACAGAGAAAGAAGAGGTAATAAATGACGAAATCGGGCCAGAACGTGACGATATATCAGGGTGATTATAGAATTCTTGAAGTAACTGTACTAGATGAAACGGATGCTCCAAGAGATGTTACTGGATATTTAGCAACTTGGGTTGTTTATAAACCGACTACAAAGGAAATTGTATTAACTAAAACAGTTGGTTCTGGAATTTCTGTACTTGTAGGAGCGGTGTTTGATATTACTTTAGAACCAGAAGACACCATTAATTTATTGGGACAATATAATCATGAGTGTGAACTTTTAGATAATAGTTCACATCCATTTACTATTTTAACTGGTTACTTTAAAGTATTCTCCAGTGAAGCGAATCATCCATGAGCAAAGTATCTATAATTATTCCTTCTAGAAATGAAATTTTTCTTGCTGAAACAGTAAAAGATCTTTTAACAAAAGCCAGTGGAGATATAGAAGTAATTGCTTTTTTAGATGGCTATTGGCCAGATGGAAACACAACTCATAATTTAGATTTATGGAATGAATTATTAGTTTCTGAAAATCCAAACATTGTTATATTACGTATAAACAATGCCAAGGGAATGAGGAACGCTATCAATTCTGCTGCCTCAATTGCTAGAGGAGAATATCTTCTAAAGTGTGACGCTCACTGTATGTTTGGTGAAGGATACGATGAAATATTAAAAGCAGATATGCAAGATAATTGGATAGTAATTCCTCCTAGATATTCTCTAGATGCAGAGAATTGGAAGATAGAGGATAATGGAAAACCTAGAAGAGATTATCATTATCTTTGTTATCCAGACCCAAATAAAGATCATGATCATGGTATGCATGGTGTAGAGTGGTGGAGTAGAGGCAGAGAAAGAGCCGATTATATTATAGACGATAATATGTCTTTTCAAGGAAGTTGTTGGTTCATGAAGAAAACTTGGTTTACTGATTTCTTAGGGGGAATGAGTGAAGTAGGCTATGGAACATTTAGCCAAGAGCCTCAAGAAATTGGATTAAAAACATGGTTAGGTGGTGGAGAAATCAAAGTAAATAAAAATACTTGGTACGCTCATTTACATAAAGGATCGAGGTATGGAAGAATGTATAAAATAAATCAGAAAGAAATAATAAATTCTCATGATTGGGCTGCTAGACATTGGATGAATAATGAATGGGAAAAAAGAATTCATAATATAGATTGGCTTATTGAAAAGTTCTGGCCTGTCCCTACATGGCCAGAAGACCGTTCTTTATGGGTAGCCCCATGAATAAAGTTTCTATTATTATACCATCCAGAGATGAAGAATATTTAAACAGTACAATTAAAGATTTATTAAATAAAGCGGTATGGGATGTAGAAATAATTGTAATTTTAGATGGATATACTTCTCATCCTCTTCCAGATTATGATCCTAGAATTAGATATCTACAATTACCAGAACCAATGGGAATGAGACATGCAATTAACTTAGGAGCTAATCTGGCAACTGGAAAATATTTAATGAAGTTAGATTCTCATTGTGTAATGAGTGAAGGTTATGATCTTATCTTCCAAGAATACTGTGATGATGATTGGGTAGTGGTAGCTAGAAGAAAAGAATTAAGTCCTGAATGGATAGTTACTGAACCTACAGCGGATTATTTTTATATGAGTAATCCTTGGACTTCTCCTAATGGTTATATGAGAATGTCCAGATGGATCACTAGAGATAAACAAAGAGAAAGCATGTTACATGATGAAACAATGTGTTTCTCTGGAAGTATCTGGTTTATGTCTAAAGATCATTTCTTCAAAAGAATTAAAACAATGGATGAAGAAAGGTTTGGTCAATGGTCTGGAGAACCAGAAGAAATTTCATGTAAAACTTGGTTAAGTGGTGGGAAGGTTATAATCAATAAAGATATCTATCACGCCCACCTTAGGAAAGATAAAATAGGAAGACCTTATCACATTTCTTGGAATTCAGCTTTAAAGGGTTTACAAGAAAGTGCTAGATATTGGTCTAGTGATGAATGGCCTGACAGGATATATAATTTTGAATGGCTGATAGATCACTTCTGGCCTTTGCCTACTAAAGAACATCATTGTAATGGAGAAAGGTATTTTTGGGAGTACGACTGGAAGGAGAGGTATTTATGGAAGACATTAAATTTTTCTTAGAAACAAATTATCCGCTTGCAAAAGATTCTTATGATTATATCTACCCACAGGGAGCGGCTGTAGATAATAATCGTAGACCAGAATTCAATCAAGAACTAAAAAATTTTCCAGGAAGCGTTTTAGATTTGGGGTGTGCTGGAGGAGGATTTATTAAAGATTGTGTAGACGAGGGAAGAATAGCTATCGGATTAGAGGGAAGTGATTATTGTAAAAAATTTAATAAATATGAATGGGCTACAATTCCAGATAATTTATTTACTTGTGATATTACTAAACCATTTATATTACATATAGGAAATATAAAACCTTATAAATTTAACATCGTAACTATGTGGGAAGTTTTTGAACATATAGAAAAGAAAGATATAGATCAAGTATTTGAAAACATAAGAAATCATTTATCTGACAGCGGAATTTTTCTTTGTACAATTACTAGAGGACATAGCCCACATGACTTCTATAGAGAAGTTGATCTACACAGAACCAGAGAAAAAAGGGAGTGGTGGTTAAAACAATTTATACATAATGGATTTATTGAGGATGAGCAAGTTGAAGAAAAATTTGCTGGAAAATGGATGAGAGAAAGCAGAAGTAATTATAAACTTGCTTTCAGAAAGGATTTGAAAAGTGGCTAAGGTATCAATATTAATTCCTTCTCGTAATGAAACTTATAAAACTAATTTTGGAACTACAGTTCTACAACAAACAGTTATAGATGTATTAGAAAAAGCTACTGGAGATTATGAAGTTCTGGTTATATTTGATGGAGAACCTTATCAGGATTTACCTGAGCATAAAAATCTAACGGTGTTCTATAACAAATCCCCAACAGGATCTAAGAAATGTATCAGTAAATTAATTAATAGATCTACAGGAAAATTCGTATTCAAATTAGACTCTCATTGTATGGTAGCAGAAGGATTTGATGAAGTATTGCAAAAAGATGTAGAAGATAATTGGGTAGTTATTCCTAGATTTTATGTACTAAATGCTGAGGAATGGAAGTGGCAAGATGAAAGATTTTACGATTATTTTTATCTGCCCTGTCCTTTAACTGATAAGAAGCAATTCAGATTTCAAGCTGGAGGACATTGGAAAGAAAGAACCAAAGAAAGATTAGATATTTCTATAGATGAGAATATGAAACTTCATGGTTCTGCTTTTTTTATGAGCAAAGATTTCTTTATAAATTGTATAAAGGAATTAGATTCAAAGTACGATGATTGTAGTGGAGAAGATATAGAGATAAGTTTGAAAACGTGGCTAGGATCTTGGGGTGGAAAATTAATGGTAAACAAAAATACTTGGTATGCACACATGCATAAGGGTGGCCAAAGACCGAGAGGTTATCATATGGGAGGAGAACAAATTAAAAATACATATGATTTTATAGCTAACTATTGGATGAGGAATTCTTGGGAAGAAAGAGAACACGATTTGGAATGGTTAATAGAAAAATTTTATCCTGTTCCTACTTGGCCTGAAAACTGGAAAGAACTTTGGAATGAATGGAAAGGAGTTAATAATGAATAATACTTTGAATTATTTTGTAGAAACTTTTGGACTTGACTTGTCTAATCCTTCTCCTATAACTCTGCGTTATAGTAGATATAATATTATAAATGCATTTAGAGAACTTAATTTTTCAATGGGTGTAGAAGTTGGAACTGAACACGGAAGATATGCAGAAAAAGTAGTATCAAGTAATCCACAACTCAAATTATATTGTGTAGATCCGTACCTAGCCATACCTTATTATGAAGCATATAAAGAACAAGAAGAAGTGGATTCATTTTATGAAGTAGCTAAAAATAGACTTAGTGAATATAATTGTGTAATATTAAAGACAACTAGCATGGAAGCAGTTAAACAATTTGAAGATAATGGTTTAGATTTCGTTTTTATAGATGCTGATCATAGATTTGAATTTGTAATTAATGATCTTATTTACTGGTCTAGGAAAGTTAAGCCTGGGGGAATTGTATATGGACATGATTATATTGATGACTTTCAAGTAAAACAAGCAGTTCATGTTTATACTGATGTATATAAAATCAATCCTTGGTTTATTTTACATAAGGGAGGAAGACTCATAGATAGCTGGATGTTTGTTAGACAAGAAACCGATCAAATTTTCCTTCCAAAAGATAGTTATTGGTATCAATAAAATGGATCTAAGTATTTTAATTCCTGCAAGAAACGAAATTTTTTTATCTAGAACTATTGAAGATATTCTTAAAAATATAAGAGGGGATACAGAGGTCATTGCTGTTTTAGATGGTTATTGGCCAGATCCTCCAATTGATAATGATCCTAGAGTAACCATCATTTACTATTCAACAAGCATAGGACAAAGAGCGGCTACAAATGCAGCGGCTAGACTCAGTAAAGCTAAATATGTAATGAAAGTAGATGCTCATTGTGCTTTTGATGAAGGCTTTGATGTAAAGTTAATGGAAGATATCCAGGACGATTGGACTGTAGCCCCATTAATGAAAAATTTACATGCTTTCGATTGGGTGTGTAAATCTGTTCTACATCTTGAAAGAGATGATAAAGAAAGAAAACTACATACTCGATATCAAGGCCCATCAGGAGTTTGTAGAGAATGTGGAAAAGAAACTGTAATGGATGTAGTATGGATAGCTAAGAACAGTCCTAATAGTACGTCATACTGTTTTGACTCAGAGCCACACTTTCAATATTTTGGAGAGTATAGAAAACGTCCAGAAGGTCAAGGAGATCTAACTGAAAGCATGTCTTTACAAGGCTCTTGCTTTATGCTGACCAGAGATAAATATTTTGAGTTAGAAATGAATGATGAATCTTGGGGGAGTTGGGGATCACAAGGATTGGAAACAGCAATACGTACTTGGCTATCTGGAGGAAAAGTAATAATTAATCACAAGACTTGGTATGCCCATATGTTCAGAACTCAAGGAGGAGATTTTGGATTTCCATATCATCTTTCTGGAAGGCAAGTAGAACACGCTAAAAAAGTAGCCAGAGAATTGTTCTTTGAGAATAAATGGGATAAACAAATTAAACCTTTGTCTTGGTTAGTAGAAAAATTCTGGCCTGTTCCTGGATGGAAAGATGAAGATTTAGTTAAATTAAAAAAAGCAGACGCTAATCTTGGCCCAACTAAAGGTATTGTTTATTATACAGATAATCAACTTGATCCAAAAATAATGCAACGCTGTCAAGACCAGTTGATTTCGTCTGTGAATAGTCATAAGATCATAAGTGTTTCATTGAATAAAATAAACTTTGGAGATAATATTACTTTAAATTTAGAGCGTGGTTATCTAACTATGTTCAAGCAAATCTTAGCTGGACTAGAAGCTTTAGATACCGATATTGTTTTCTTTTGTGAGCATGATGTATTATATCCTCCGGAACACTTTGAATTCGTTCCTCCAGAGAAAGATAAATTTTATTATAATATAAATGTATGGAAAACTGATGGAGAACATTATCTCCATTATGATTGTAAACAAACCAGTGGATTGTGTGCCTATAGAGATTTATTAATAGAGCACTATAAAAAACGAGTTGCTAACACTCAAAAGGTTTGGGATGAACAAGGGGGTAATACAAGAGGATTTAGAGACTTTATTCGTAAACAAGGTTTTGAACCTGGGACACATAATAGATCAGAAAGAGTGGACGATTATAAATCAGAAGCTTGGGAATCTACTGTTCCAATTGTTGATATTAGACATGAAAATAATTTAACTCCTAGCAGATGGAGTCAAGATCAATTTCGAGATAAACGAAATTGTCGTGGATGGTTAGAATCAAATTCGATCCCTGAATGGGGAAAAATTGAGGAATTTATGTAA